CAACTTCTGGATCGGTTGACTTTAAACTTAACATGGCCGAAATAACAGAAGAAGCTTTTGAAAGATGTGGTTTAGAGTTAAGAACTGGGTATGATGCAGCCACATCTAGGCGATCTTTAAATCTTTTATTTGCTGAATGGGCAAATAGAGGTATTAATTTATGGACAGTAGAAGAAGGAACACAAGCATTAACTTCAGGAACAGCAACTTATAATCTACCTGTAGACACAGTAGATTTAATAGAACATTTTATTAGAACTGGGTCAGGAACAACACAATCTGATTTAATTCTAACTAGAATATCTGTTTCAAGTTATGCGTCAATACCTAATAAAAACTCTACAGGTAGACCAACACAATTGTATATAGATCGTAAAAGTGGGGCTACAGAATCAAGCGGTGTTCAAAACCCCACTGTTACTTTCTATCCAGTACCAGACAGTGCTACTACTTATACGTTAGTTTATTATAGACTTCGTAGAATATTAGATGCAGGAAATGGCTTTAATACAATGGATGTACCTTTTAGATTTTTACCTTGTTTGGTAGCAGGATTAGCTTATTATTTAGCTATGAAATTACCAGGGTCAGAGCAAAGAGTGCCTGTTCTTAAACAAATGTATGATGAAGCTTGGTTACTAGCTTCAGATGAAGATCGTGATAAAGCATCACTGTTAATAACACCGCAGATATACTATGTGAATTAACATGGCTCAAAAGTTTGCATCAGCTAAATACACAATTGCAGAGTGCGATAGGTGCGGGTTTCAATATAAATTAAAACGATTAAAAGAAATATTTATTAGAGCTAGGGGAACTAATATTTTAGTTTGCCCTACTTGCTACGAACCAGATCACCCACAGAACTTTGTTGGTATTTATCCTGTAGATGACCCACAAGCTGTAAGAAATCCTAGACCTGATAATTCATATGAACAGACAGTAAAAAATGTTGGAAGTAGAGTATTTCAGTGGGGTTGGCTACCAGTAGGTTTTAATGATAGTGATGGACTAACACCAAATGATTTAAAAGCAACTGGACAAATAGGATCAGTTACTGTAACTACTTAATAGGAGTTAAATATGAAAGAGCCAAAAGTAAAAACAGAATCAAATCAACCACAAACTACACCCGTACCAAATGTATGTGGATATCCTAATAATATACCTAATACACAAACACAAAAAACTCGTGGAACAGGCGCAGCTACTAAAGGAACTGGATTTAGTAAAAACTCAGATTAATTATTATGAATTATGCAAGTTTAAAAACAGCTATACAGTCTTATGTAGAAAATGAATTTTCTACTACTGATATAAATGTATTTATTACACAAGCTGAACAGCGCATATTTAATACAGTTCAAATAGCTAATTTAAGAAAAAATGTAACTGGAGCGTTGACAGCAAGTAATCAATATCTAACATTACCTACAGATTGGCTAGATACTTTTTCTTTAGCGGTGTTAGACGGTAGTAGTAACTACACTTATTTAATAAATAAAGATGTAAATTTTATACGTCAAGCATATCCTGCTGCAGGGTCTAATAAAAATTTACCTAAGTATTATGCTCTTTTTGATGATACTACGCTTATATTAGGCCCAACTCCAGACTCTAATTATACTATGGAGCTACATTACTATTATTATCCAGAGTCAATTACCATTGCAGCTAGTGGAACAAGTTGGTTAGGTGATAACTTTGACTCTGTATTGTTATACGGAAGTATTCTTGAAGCTTACACATTTATGAAAGGTGAGCCAGATGTAATGGCAGAATATCAAAAAAGATATGATGCAGCTTTAATAATGTTAAAACAATTAGCTGAATACAAAAACCGTAATGATTCTTATAGAGCAGGACAAGGAAGACGAGCAGTTGTTTAATGTAAATATAGAATCTAATGTAGGAACACCTACAGTTGTTACTACAACAGATAGAGGTATGAACGCTGAAGAATGGGCAGAACTAGCGGTTAATCGTATTGTTGCTATTTCTATGGATGCACCAATGCCTTTAAGAGAACAAGCTCTTGCATATAAAGAACATATAAAAGCTTTACTAATTGATTATTTTACTAAAGTTGCAAAAAGTGAACGTGTAACTATAAAAACGCTTTTAGAAAAACAAGGACACTATGACGTAGCTAAAAACATAGAGGACATATAAATGGCAATAACACAAGCAATGTGTACAAGTTTTAAACAAGAATTACTTGAAGGTAAACATAACTTTCTCAATTCTGGTGGGGATACCTTTAAATTAGCTTTGTATACAAGTTCAGCTTCTTTAGGCGCAGGTACTACTGCATATACAACAAGTAATGAAGTAAGTGGCACAGGGTACTCTGCAAAAGGAAATACACTAACCCGTGTAGACCCTGCAACTAGCGGCACTACTGCTTTTACTGATTTTGCAGATACTACATTTTCTTCTAGCACTATTACTGCTAGAGGAGCTTTAATATTTAATGAAGACACAAGTGGTGATACGTCAGTATTAGTTTTAAATTTTGGGTCAGATAAAGCTTCTAGTTCAGGTGATTTTACGATTGCTTTTCCAGCAGCAGATGCTAGTAACGCTATTATAAGGATTGCATAGCATTTATGTCTGTTTTAACAGGTTACGGAAGGGGTGGTTGGAATAGTGGGCCGTATGGTCAAACTAATACTTCTGTTAGCGTTACAGGTGTAGCAGGTACAGGGGCTGTAGGATCAGTTGCTGTTTCAACAGGTCATGTTATATCCGTTACGGGTGTAGCAGGTACAGGGGCTGTAGGTGATGTAACAACTACGTTTGATTTTACAGTTAGTGTTACAGGTGTAGAAGGTACAGGAGCTGTAGGTAGCGTAACTATTACAGAAGGTGCAGGTATAACTGTTAATGCAACAGGTTTATCTAGCACAGGAGAAGTGGGTAGTGTAACTGTTACAGGTGATGCAAATGTTTCTGTAACAGGTGTAGTAGGTACAGGAGCTACGGACGATGTAACTGTTAAAATTGGATTTACTCAAAATGTAACAGGAGAAGAAGGCACAGGAGCAATAGGTAGTGTAACTGCTACAGGTGGTGCAAATGTTTCTGTCACAGGCATTTCTGCAACAGGTGAAGTATCCTCTATCCTAGTTTGGGGGTTAGTAGATGATTCACAATCAGTAACCTGGGTTGCAATAAATGATGCACAAACTATTACTTATTCTACAGTAGATGATGCACAAACTATTACTTATTCTGCAGTAGATGATTCACAATCAATAACTTGGACTGCAATAGATGATTCACAATCAATAACTTGGGAAGACATAGCAGCATAGGACAAAAAAATGGCAAGTACATTTGTAAACGATTTAAGACTTGAAGAAATAGGTGATGGAGAGCAATCAACTACATGGGGAGCAACTACTAATACAAACTTAGAATTGATAGCAGAAGCTTTTAGTTATGGAACAGAAAATTTAAGTAGTGATGGCGATGTAACTATAACTATAGCTGATGGTACTTCTGATGAAGCTAGGTCTTTATATTTAAAGATAACTTCTACTTCACTAACTGCTACTCGTACAATAACATTTGCCCCTAATACTTTATCTAAAGTATGGATAATTGAAAATGCAACAACAGGTTCTCAGTCTATAACTATTAAACAAGGTTCTGGCGCAACTGTAACCATACCTAATGGACAAGTAAAAGCAATTGCTACAGATGGAGCAGGTTCAGGTGCAGCAGTATTTGATTTGTTTCAAGACATATCCATACCTGATTTGTTTATTGATGATGATTTAACTGTAGGAGATGATATAAATCTTCTAAGTGATAGTGCAGTAATTAATTTTGGAGCAGATAGCGATGTTACTTTAACCCACCTTGCAGATAGTGGGCTTACTGTTTCAGCAGGTGCAAATGATACAGTGCTTCAAATTATTTCAACTGCTGCTGATGCGGGTGTTGCTCCAAATTTAATTTTAACAAGAGATTCAAGCAGTCCAGCCGATAATGATTTATTAGGAACTGTTGTATATCAAGGGGATAATGACGCAGCAGAAAATACTGTATATACCCAAGTTTTTGCTAGAGCCTCAGATGTGTCAGATGGTACAGAAGATGGCGAATATTTTATTCAAACAATGACTGCTGGTTCTTTAGTTACAGCACAACAAATTAACGGAACATCAACAACATTTGCAGGAGATATTACTGTAGGAGATGATGTTAATTTATTGTCCGATGCTTCTGTACTTAGTTTTGGAGCAGATCAAGATGTTACTCTAACACATGTTGCAGATACTGGTTTACTTCTAAATAGCACCAGTCAGTTACAATTCAATGATGCATCTCAAAATATAACTGCACCAAACGCCACAACTTTAGACATTAACGCAACGGACGAAATAGAGCTAAATGCTACAGCTATAGATATAAACGGAACAGCAGATGTTTCTGGAACTTTAACTACAGCTGCTATTACAGCCTCTGGCACTGTAAGCCCTAACTCTGATAGTGCTGTAGATTTAGGAACTGACTCTGTGTATTGGAGAGATGCTTATATAGATTCCATAGCAACAACAGGTTCAGTATTTATTGGTCGTGCTTCGGCTTACACAGAGACTTCTAGGGTAGCAATAGAATTTAATGGTGCTGGAGCAATGTATGGCATTACTCTAAAACCTGTTAATAGTGGCACTACGCACTATTTACATTTTTTAAATAATAGTGGTACTACTGTTGGTAATATATCTTCTGATATGAGCACAGTAAGTTATAACACAACTTCAGACTATAGACTTAAAGAAAACATAGTGGATATGTCTGGAGCTATAGATAGAGTTAAAGCATTAAAACCTAAAAGATTTAATTTTAAAACAAATACTAGTAAAACTATAGATGGTTTTTTAGCTCACGAAACTCAACAAGTAGTACCTGAAGCTGTTACAGGTGAAAAAGATGGTTTATTAAATGGAGAAATACTTGCTCAATCTATGGATCAAAGTAAATTAATTCCGTTATTAACAGGAGCATTACAAGAAGCTCTTGCAGAAATTGATGCTTTAAAAGTTAGAGTAGCTTTTTTAGAAGGAAAATAAATGACTAGTAGTTTTACAGTAAACAATGGACTTGAAAAACCTGATTCAGGAGATCAAGAAGGTCAATGGGGTGTTACACTTAATACTAATTTTGACATCATTGACAGGGTATTGTCTGGCGTTGGTTCTGTTTCATTATCTGGAACTACTCACACTTTAACTACTACAGATGGAACATTATCTGATGGTATGTTTAAAGTTTTAATTTTTGGCGGTTCTCCTAGTGGTACTAATACAGTAACTATAAGTCCTAATGATCAAGATAAACTTTATTTTATTGTTAATAGTAGTGGTGAATCTATTATTATAAAACAAGGTTCTGGTGCAACAGTTACCATAGCTAATGGGGCTTTTAATATTGTCTATGCTGATGGAGCAGGAAGTGGCGCAGCAGTTGCTAGTTTGTTAGCTAATGACATAGTTTTTGGTGACGATGTAAGTCTACAAAGTGATGGCGCAGTGCTTAATTTTGGCGCAAATAATGATGTTACTTTAACGCATGTAGCAGATACAGGTTTAATTTTAGAAACAGCAGCAGATAGTGTAAC